CGCATCATTGGGCATCGGGATCTGAAGAGCTTGATGGTGTACTACAACCCGACCGCCGAAGAGCTGGCGGACCAGCTCGACGGCGTTGTGAAGTCGGCTTAGGCGCGGCGCGGGCGGCCGCGTCCTTTGGGCAGCCGGCCGCGATTGGCTCGCGCCCACTGGATGACCTCGTCGGCAAACCACAGCCGTTTGCCATGGCGGGCGTCGGTCGGCTGCACAGGCGCAGGGAAGCCTTCGCGCACCACCACCGCATCCGCAACGGTGTCGGGCGACAGGCCCATCCAATTGCCAATGGCTGCGGCATCCCAAAGTTGATCCGATACCGGCACGGCCTGCAGGACGTTGCGTAGGTCTGACAGCAGGCGGGCAAAATCTTCCGGCGTGACGTTGCTTACTGCAAATGGGGTCATGGTGGTCATGTTTTGGCTCCCTTCGTATTGCATTCAAACACCCAACACTTCACCGTCTCCGGCCGCTTGGGCTGCATGATGTATTCACGGTTGAAGTGGGCATTGATCGCGCTGTTGACGGCGCGGATGTCGACAAACTTGCGTTGGCGCGAGGTCTTGAGCACTCGCTTGAGGTCCGCGATCGGGGGCAGCTCGATGCGGCGCTCGCCGGCGACTTGTTCCATGTGCTGCAGGTTGATGGCGATGAGGCCGTCGCCGCGTGCGTGGTTGAGGATCGGGCGGTCGTCGTCGGCCGACTCGATGTACTCGTACACCTCCCAGAACTGCTGTACGTGCTTGTGATCCGCGCTGATCGCCTGCTGTCGCGCTGCGGCCATGCGGCCTAGCTCGTCCAGCGCGGCGGCGTGCTGCTCGTCGGTGAGCGGCAGCACGTGGCGCATGCTGTCGACCATGGCCATGATTTGCGCGTGGTTCTTGGCGATACGCACGGTCTTAATGTCTGGGCGGGCCATCAAGGCCTGTTCGTGAACGCCCACCCGGGCGGCGAAGGTCTCCAGCACTTTCGACTCGGCCATGACGGTGGCCAGCAGGAAGGCCGACACATCCTCCACGGGGATGCGCTCGAGCGCTTCGGCTGCGGCCCGCGTTGCTGACGTTTGTGCCGAGCGGTCGCAGTAGATGTGGACGATCCGCTGCAGCACGGCGTCGCTGGCGCTGACTTCAGCGTTTTGGCTGATGACGATGGCGCCACGGAAGGGCGGCTCATACGTTTCGTTGCCGCCGTTCTTCATGCCGCGTGCGCGGGTGCTGCGGCCGTTGTAGGCGGTCTTCAGCTCGTCCCAATCGAAGCCGCGTTGCTTGGCGCCTTCGTCGCCGCGGTCGCCCTCGATGAGCACAACGGGCAGGTTGGCCACCTGGGCGAAGTTCCGGGCCCGGGCTGCCAGCGATGACTTGCTCGGGTCGAAGCCTTCGTAGTCGCGCCGGCCGCAGAGCTTCCACAGAAACTCAATGAGCGTGGTCTTGCCGGCGCCGGGTTCGCCCACCAGCTCCAGGAAGGGGTAGCTCTTGTGCTCCTGGCGGATCTGTTCTGCGAACAGGCTACCGAACCAGAACGCCAGCGCGGCCAGGCCTTTGGCGCCGAAGGCCTGCCAGAGCAGCGGCAACCAGGTCGTCTGCATGCCCTGCACGTCGGTGGAGAGGGACAGCGTCGCAGCCTGGCTGATGGTTTTGACCGAGAGCTTGCCGATGTCGAAGAAGTCTTCATCGTTGAGCCGGAACAGCTTGCCGCCTTTCACCGCCACGTCGCCGTAGACATAGCAGCCGTATTCCTTCGTGTAGCCCAAAAAGTCGATGGTCTGCACCGTGGGGATGTGGGCGAGCTGCTTCTCCAGGTACTCATCGAGCTGCTGGCCGGTCCCGGTGTACATGGCGCCTGGCGCCACGCCCAGCAGGCGCTTTTTGAACTCGCTGCTGCTGGCGATTTGCGCGCTCGTGAATGTCGCCTTGATGGGCTGGCCATCGTGCGGGAAGGCCACGCGGAAGTAGTACCAGGACTCGTCTGTCTGCGGGCTGGCCTGGTAGTAGAGCGCCGTGGGCAGACAGTTGGCGATGGGCTGCACGATGCAGGCGCGCTGCAGGGCGTGCTCGCGCACCTCGTCTTCGGCCATGTCTTCGTGCACCTCGCGCACCGTGGTGCTTTCGCGCTGGAAGGCGTCGAGGTCGAGCTTGAACGAGTACAGCCGGTTGCGATGCTCAAACGGGAACTTCGCATCGCCTGTGCGGCGGTACATCAAGCGAGCCTTGTCCGATGGCGTGGCGGCGGTGAAGAGATCGCCCAGGTAGCGATATTCGTCCAGGTCCCGCTTGGAAAGCCGGTCGCGCACATGCAGCTCGTTCCAGTCGAGCTTCGTCTTGCCGGCCTGCTTAGGCAGCGCGGCCGATGCTGACCAGCCATCGTCGCGGGCGCGCTCGATGTGCTTGAGTGCGTAGCGCCGGCCGGCTGGGTCGTTGTCCAGGGCGAACACCAGATGCGGGCGCCGGTGGCCGCCGGCGGCGCATTGATCGGCCAGCGCAGCCAGTGCGGCGGTCGGGTAGTGCGAGCAGGAGAACGTGGCCACGGCGGCCACGTCATGATGCATGAGGGCGATGGCATCAAAGATGCCCTCCACCAGCCAGAGCTCCTTTGGTTGCGCCGGCAGGTTGGGTGGTTGCCACCAAGTGCCCGCGTATGAGCCGCTGAAGGTGGCCTTGCGGTCGCCAAAGCGTTCGGGCTGGTCGATGATGCGTTCCCAATACCGGCCCTCGCTCAAGGGGAAGCGCACGGTGGCGCTGCCGATCTTGAGCTCGTGGCTGTAGTAGCTTTCTTGCGTGTACCAGCCGGCGACGCGCGCCAGGTCAAAGCCGCGTGCATCGCGCATGTAGGCATCGGCTGCAGCGTTGGGCGCTTCCGGTGTTTTGACGTAGCGGTCGCTCCATGAGGCGAAAAGATCGGGGTACAACTCCTTGGCGTGGTACTCGGCCGCGCAGTTGTTCAGCCGGTTGCAGCGGACGACCCAGGGCGCGTCTGCAAAGGCCCACAGCGAGCGTTTGCTGCAGGAGGGGCAGGTGCCGTTCTCCAGCTTGTTCGATCGTTCCTTGAAGCCGTAGTCGTGCACCAGGCGCGACGCAATGGCGGAGGAGAGGTCGAGGTTCATTGCGATCAGGGAAGTGGGTCAGAACTCGGTCGTCAGCTCGCCGGAAGGCGTGATGAGCATCACGTCGACCGGAACGTCGTAGCAACTCACGCACTCTTGGGCTCCGGCAAGAGTCGACGCATAGTCCTCAATGCGCTGGAACAAGGTTCCGGGGTTGGAGACCACAGCAAAGCGTGCGGCTGGCGGATGTGACGGGCGCCTTTGGCGCAGGATGTTTGCGCTCATGGTGTTTACTTCCGTTTCCGGATCAGGATGCGAGGCCCTTTTCGATCAGCGTGCATGCTCATGCCGATCAGAAAGGCCAGCGGCCCATTGATCCCGTTGAGAAGAACGAGTGGCAGATCGGTGGACTGGAGGTCGTACTTGCGCGTCCACCAGTAGATGAATGACGCTGCGCCAGAGGCAAACCAGAGCGCAGCCAGAATGAGTAGAGTCATGTCCTTTCTTGTGGTGCACGTCAGTCGTCCAGATCACCGGCGGCGCGGCGCTTGAGGTCGACAGTTGTGCGGTGGGTGCGGCGCCGCTCGCGCACCGTTGCCATCGCCTTGGCTGCGGCGACAACGGCGGCGCGCAGCGGTGGCGGCATGGCGTCGTATGGGGTGGTCAGGCGCAGGAAGCGGTGCATCCGGCGCACGTCCACATCGGTAACGACCGGGTCAGGCATGGCGGGCGCTCCTGGACAGGAAGCCGAGCCACACGCCACGCCCGTAGCAGACGACAAAGAACACCGATGCGGTGAACATGCCCGCCTCGCCAGTCACGTGCGTGAGGTACAGCCACGCCGGCTGGCCAAGCAGGCCAACCAGCGCGCCCCAGCGCTGCGTGTTAGCGCTGTAGTTGAGCAGCGCCACGGAAACGAAGGCCGTGAGCAGCATCCAGAGATTGACGAGGGCAAGCATTACGCGGCCTCCACCAACACGCCGTAGGCCATCAGGCCCGTGGCAACAACACCGCCGCCGATGCACACCACGGCCACCCACAGCAGCACGCGTACAACGCTGTTGAAGCGCTTCGGCCGCGCGGTGTAGGCGTTGACGATCGGGTCGTTCTTGCTTCGCCAGGCGAAGAGCACGCCCACGGCAGCGGCCTGCACGGCGAGGGTGGCGAACATGGCAACGAGCTGCAGGACGTTCATGCGGGCCTCCCAACCAGGCGGGCCGAGCCGGCGCGGGCGGCCAGGCCGAGCGCTTCAGTCGTGCGCATTACGGCCATCAGTGCTTCAGTGCTTGATGCGGCGATGGCGTGGAAGGACAGCCGACGGCCGCCTGCGGCAACGCGGACGAGGTAGGTTTTCATGCCGGCACCTCTTCGAGCGCGGGGTATACGACGGATTTGCCGGTGGCTAGGGACGCAACACCATCGTTCAGGTGGATGCAAAGCTCGAATCTGCTGCCGTCATCGAGGGAGACGATGACCTCCTGCGTGGCGAAGACTTGCCTGCAATCGAGGGTGCGTCGGAAACGCACGGGCCGCACGTCGACGCATGTGGCGGTGAGGAGCGAGGTAGTGATCGACATCGCCGCCCCCTTACTCAATGCCCTGCAGGCTGTTCTGCCGCGCGACGGGCGCAAGTACGCCAATGGGCTGCGCTTGCATGCCCAGCAGCCGGGAAACCTGCTGCAGGTTGGCATATAGCTCGACCGCCAGCGAAGCCGTGCGGGCGTTGGCAAGCTCTTTGACCAGCGAGCCGCGATAACGCAACGCCGCCAGCCGCTGCGGCACCGTCATGCGGCCTGTCTCTTGCGGCACAAGGCGGCCTTCCAACACGTCGAGAACCCAGCGGCGGAACGCCTTGGCGCGCTCGGTGCGCGCCAGCATGCCGAGCAGGTAGCAGCCGCGCGGGCTGAAGATGCGCACTTGCTGGCGGCCGCCGGCGGTATTCAGTTCGACCAATTGGGTCATCTCTTCCGTGAACTCGTCGGCGTTGCGCTCGAACAGTTTTGAGACGGCTACGGCGCCGTCGGAGTAGTCCAAGGCATTACCAATCTGGTAACCCCTCAACCACGGCATGTTTCGTACGTCGACCACATCGAAGTCGACGTCTTCAAAGGTCAAGACAGCGTTGTTTTGCATACGGGCCTCGGAAAAATGGGCAAAAAAAGCCCCCCGCACCCCGGGCGGGGAGCGTGCCAAAGCGGATGCGAGGGGAAGGGGGTAACTGGAGCCGCTGGCGCCTATTCGGGCA